ATAAGTTTAACTTAAGTTGTGAATTGCCAAAATTTGATAAAAAGGAAATCTATTTATCAAATAAGGCAGGTCCAATAGGGAAAACAACATTAAATGCTTTAAGCACTATATGTAGTTTACCATATTATACCATTCAAAATTTATATAAACTTACTGACGAAGAAGGAATTAATTATTTTAATCAAAGTTACAAATTTGCTTGAGATATTAAAAATAGTAATATTAATAATATAACAGGTAAATTATCATTTATATATGATCCTGAATGTAAGTTAAGAATCGTTGCAATAGTAGATTACTATACGCAATTATTCTTAAAACCTATCCATGAAAAAATAATGAAGAAACTTCAAAATTTTTCACAAGATAGAACATATACTCAGGACCCATATAATAAATGAAACAATGATTCGAATCAATATTGATCACTAGATCTTTCATCAGCTACAGATAGGTTTCCAATTAAACTTCAGAGAAGACTTTTAGAACATATGTTTTCTAAAGAATTGTCTGAAGGTTGATTTGGTTTACTATCAAATAGAAAGTTTAAGACACCTGAAGGTCATATGGTTTCTTATGAAACCGGACAACCTATGGGTGCTTATTCTTCTTGAGCTGCCTTTACTCTAACCCACCATTTAGTTGTACATTGATGTGCACACTTAACTGGTATTGATAATTTTAAAGATTATATAATACTTGGTGACGATATCGTTATTAAAAACGATAAAGTCGCTAGATTATACAAAATTTGAATTAAAAATTTGGGTGTAGATTTATCTGAAGCAAAAACACATGTATCTCACGATACTTATGAATTTGCCAAAAGATGAATTTGTAAAGGAAAAGAAATTACTGGTATACCAATATCTGGAATCATTAATAATATTAATAACCCTTTTATTGTTATGGTAAATCTTTATGATTTTTACAAAATCAAAAGAAATTACTTAAGTTCTTCATTGAATTTAATCCACGTAGTTTCAAAACTTTACAAGGGATTAAACCGAAAATTGAGTACTAAGTATTCAAATTCTAAGTTTAATATGAAAGTTTCTATTTTCCATAAATCCCTAGACCATTGTTTTGGTTATTCTACAATTGATTCTTTGAGAGAATTAATTGCTTGTAACTTAAATAATGATCTAGTGATGATACCTAACGATGATTTAATTCATTCATTACTAAATGATATTATCGGACTAGGTATAGGAAAAACAGTAAAAAACAGTATGGTAAAGTTAAATACATTAGTTGAATCCATAATAACAAATAAGAATTATTTGAATGAGGATGAAATTAACAATTTAAAATATTACCCTGTTTTTACAGGTATA